GGTAGCGGTGTCACATTAAATAGTGCTGGCACAAAACTAAAACTTGACGCACAGTACGCGGTAGCAACATGTGTTAAGACCGACACTAACACTTGGTTTGTTGTCGGCAATCTTAAGGCGTAGCGCGTGCAAATACTTGCTAGTACACATGCAGGCGCATTATTAGCAAACTATTTATGTGTTGCTGGTGGTGGTGGCGGTGCGGGTCGTGCAGACGGTACAGCCGCGGGAGCTGGCGGTGCGGGCGGTCTGCGGAGCAGTGTCACAAATACTGGTGGTGGCGGAACTCTTGAATCTGCCTTTATTGTTGCAAGTGGTATAACTTACACAATTACAGTTGGCGCAGGTGGCGCGGCTGGGCCAAACAGTTCAGGCACTAGTCAAGGTGGGAACGGTGTTGCATCTAGTATTGCTGGCACAGGTTTGACAACGATCACAACTGTTGGCGGTGGCGGTGGCGGCAAACAAGGTGCAACGGCGGCCAGTGGCGGCTCGGGTGGTGGCGCGGAAGGTTTTGGTAGTGCATCACCGGGTACATCTTTCGCTGGTGCAGGCACAGTAAATGAAGGTTTTGCTGGCGGCGTGAATCCTGTGTACGCCGATGACCCGTTTGCGTCTGGTGGTGGCGGTGGTGCTGGAGCTGTCGGCGGTAATGCAAACAATACGACTGGTGGCAATGGTGGGGTTGGTGTGCAAGTGGCGATCACTGGCTCGCTGGTTTATTACGCAGGCGGCGGCGGTGGTTCGGCTGGCGGTGGCACGGCAGGCACAGGCGGTTTAGGTGGTGGTGGTGCAGGTACAACTAACAGCACTGCTGCTACAGCAGGGACAGCAAACACTGGTGGCGGAGGTGGTGGTGCAAATAATTATTCGCCATCTACTGGCGTTGCTGGCGCTGGTGGTTCAGGTGTTGTAATTATTGACGCAGGTGCAGTTGCTGCGTCAACTACAGGCTCTCCAACTTTGGTTGGAACTGTGTACACATTTACTGGTAGCGGAACGATCACCTTCTAATGGCTTACTACGCACAAATATTAAACGACACAGTTACCGAAGTAATTGTTGTTAACGATGACATAAATAACGGCGCACAATTTGCGCACGATTTGTTAGGCGGTGTGTGGATTGAGACATACATAGACACTGCAGGCAAAAACTATGCATCTATTGGTTACAAGTACGATGCAATTAACAACAATTTTATTGCGCCACAACCATACCCTTCGTGGACACTCGACAGCGACGACATTTGGCAACCACCAGTGCCACAGCCACCCGCACCACCACAAACATATTGGAACGAAACAACTGAAACATGGGAATTATTGAATTATGAGTAAACTACAAAAGGAAAAACAAAATGGGACCAGTTACATTCAACATACATAATCAAACAAAATATGATTTGAGAGTTCAATCATCAAACGGAGCAACCGCAGAAGCCGTATCGGGTGCGTCAACAAGTTTGAGTTTTGGACCAAGCGACACAAACATTACTAATGCGATGCGCTGGTATCAAGACGGCATTTGTATTTTGCAAGGTTCGGTAGCGTGGTCAGCTGGTGGCAGCGGCGCAGATGACGGTTGGACTACTAGCAACATAATTTGTATGAGTGGCGAAATGAACGGCGTTGGTTTTTCAGGTTGCAACGAAGGCTGGGTTGAATTACAGCCATATAATTTAATGGCTAATGGCGGCGAAGTGAGCGTCACTTACACAAACGCATGATCTCACAATGACTAAAGCACGCAGGCAGATCGGCGACCAGAGCACTAAAGGCGCGGCACTCGGTTTATGTGTGTACGGCATGGTTAAACAAAACTTTGACCCGATGCTAATAGCGTTAATCGTGCCATTAATTAGCACCGTGTTTGCGTGGCTGTCAACGAAAATTGGTGACCCCAATCTGGCGTGTTTATTTATTGACAAACACGAGGCGTGAAACCGTACACAGTTAACGCAGCGCCAGTCACCAAAGGGCCATTGGCTGGCATGGACTATTGGATTACGCGCGCTGTAAAACACTCAGAAATTACGCTATATAATATTGGCTCATGGGTCGTGCGCGATGTCAAAGGAAAACCCGGCACCATCAGCAACCACGCAAAAGGTGTCGCAGTTGACCTGTCGTATCGAATGGTGGCAAACACACCGGGCAAATCTATTTACATGGGGCGACAACGATCGTTACGGTACATTGTCAAATTGTTAGAGAACGCAGACACGCTTGGCATAGAACTCTGTATTGACTATGCGATGTCGCGCAGTTATAAATGTGACCGAGGCACTTGGAAGGCAGGCAACTTTGTTGCTGGCGACTGGTATCACATAGAGGTAAATCCTGTAATGGCAAACAGCCGAGAACTAGCAAAACAGGCTTGGGATAAGGTGTTTGGAGTAATCCCCACTATCACAAAACCTGTGTAGTAAATTTGTCCTTGACCGAGAAAGTCGAGGCAACATGCCAATCATCATCAAATCAGTTATCGCGTTTGCGTTATTCACAATCGGCTTTGCCAGCAATGCGTTGCTCGCACCGCTACCAACAGAGCCAAACCCACCAGCAACAGCGCTGTACGGGCCTGCAGGGTCGTTTATAGGGCAACAAAAAGAGATATACCTGTACATACCGCCAACGACTACTACGACCGTGCCACAGCCTGTGTATAAGCATGGGGATTGCTCATGGCTACCAGCAATGGCAGTAAAGGCAGGCTGGCCAGTAGACCAAATCGGCAAACTACGCCAAATCGCATTGCGCGAGTCTGGGTGCTGTCCTAATCGCGCTGGCGGCGACATGGTAGACAAAGACTGCAATATCACAGGCGTAAGCGAATGGTCGCACAGATCAGACAGTGGCTTGCTACAAATAAATGGCGTGCACTGGAAACAAGACCACAAAGAATATGCAGGTGTAGTGTGCAAACAAATGCAAATATGCACACAAACACCACTGCTTGACGCATACACAAATCTGCGTGCCGGGCTACTGATCTACAATTTAGTTAAATGGCAAGCATGGACAAAATAGGGTTAGGCGTGTTTGTGTTTGGAATAGGCTTATACCTGTACATGCTTAGGCTACTATCCATGTTTATATTAGATTAACCAAAACAACCGAGAGGACAAAATAATGAGCCGAGACGAAAACAAACCGAATAACGACTGGCTAAACAGCAAGTTGTATTTCAAGCTGCTAGGCGAACAGATTAGCCGAGTGCCAGACATGACTCTAGAAAAAACTTTGCACAACCTACAAGACATCGCAGATGACTACCTATTTGACAACGGCGACCTAGTGCACAGTATTAAGCAAGCAATCATAGAAATTAAATATGCAAACCACATCATCAACGAGTTGCGCGCTCGACTAGCAGACTGCGAGTCAGAAATTCGACGACTAGAAATGTGGGCGCACCGTGCAAACTAACCAACTAGAAATGTTTGCACCGTCAATCGGTTTAGGTGGCACATTTGAGCGACCAGCAATAAACCGTGACATAGTAATTATTGCGCGCGAGGCTACACACACCAGCAGGCAAGCCGCATTAAAAGCAAAACCGAAAACAGGCAAAAACCGTGTGCGCGTACACAACTATTTAATGCAACAATCAGCAACAGACGAGGAAATAGAAACAGCGCTAGGCATGTCCGGCAACACGGTACGACCTACACGCGGCACACTTGTCAAAGACGGACATGTTAAAGACAGTGGATTTTGTCGGCTTACACGGGCAGGTAATCTAGCAATCGTTTGGGAGTGTGTATGACCGAATTCAACGAGGCAGAGACAACAAATTTGTATTTAATAGACCAACTCGTAGTTGCGCGCAAACGAATTGAGGTGCTTGAAGCGCACATTGAAACACTGGTAAAGCACATTGACACACTGGCAGAGGATTTAAAAATGAGCAGCCAATTACTTAATGCGTGTGTGGCGTACATATCATGAGCGGATTTATGGACGGCTATTTAGATGTAGCGACACGGCTAAAGATGGCATTTGACAAATACCCTGACTTACGCATACAAGAAACACATCGCGAAATAGTGGAGATGCCAGACAAATCGTGCTTTATACGCTGCACAGTCACAATCTGGCGAACAGCAGACGATCAAATTCCGTGTGTTGCGTCAGCATGCGAGTTATACCCCGGCAAAAGTTCGTTCCAAAGGTACAGCGAGAACGAGGTTGGCTACACAAGCGCGGTGGGTCGAGCGCTGGCCTACATGGGCTTTAGTGGCAACAAATCGCTGGCATCGTTAGACGAGGTAACTAGCGCTAAAGGTCGCCAACAGCCACCACACTTGGCAAAGGTCGTACCGTTGCGCGACGATCTAGAGCAACCATTTGACACAAACCCTGACGGCAAACAGTATGCGACACCGAAACAGCGCGGCTTAATACGGGCGCTTGCATTTGAGAAAAAAATAGGTACGGCAGACATTATGAAACATGTCAACAAGGTCTTAAAGAATGAGTATTCAAGCATTGAGGCAATCACTAAAGATGAGGCATCCGCAGTTATAGAGTCGTTGCAATCGTAATGCTTACTGTTGGTTCATTATTCAGCGGCATTGGTGGTCTAGATTTAGGATTAGAACGCGCTGGAATGAAAGTAATTTGGCAATCAGAAATAGACCCCTACTGCAATAAAGTTCTTAAAAAACATTGGCCTGAGGTAACTAATCATGGAAATATCAAAAACATTAATTGGGGAACAGTTGAGCGACCTGACATTATTTGCGGTGGATATCCTTGTCAACCATTTAGCACCGCAGGCAAACGAAAAGGAACAGACGACCCCAGACACTTGTGGCCTTGGGTTAGAGATGCGATTAGCGCATTACGACCGAATTACGCAATCTTGGAGAATGTCAGAGGACATCTCTCTTTGGGGGGATTACAAGTTATTGGAGAACTTACCGAAATCGGGTATGACGCAGAATGGCGTGTTGTATCAGCAGGCGGATTGGGTGCGCCCCACCGCCGCGAACGAATCATTATCGTGGCCTACACCAACATCAAGGGATTTCAAAGGCGCGTCTGGGTTCAAGAATCCAAAACGAAATTTAGCCGATCTGACATATTTAGCCCAAATCAGAGACGGTCATCGAACGCACAAATGGCCGACCCCAACAACGATAGATTCGGGCAATCCATTACCGCCAAGGAAAAAAAACAAAACTGGGGGGCAGAAACCGCCTCTAGTAAATGTAATTGGTGGGAATCTGAACCCAATGTGGGTCGAGTGGCTCATGGGATTCCCTCTCGGGTGGACAGACTTAAAGGATTAGGCAATGCAGTTGTACCACAAGTCGCTGAATACATTGGGCGCTTAGTGTTACAGCACGCAGACAGTTAGTTGACATACTGTTGACATACCGATAACTATTGGCGCATGACCTAAGCCTGTTGCATGGCAGTTGGTGACACTCGGTAACGAGGGTAGATCACCATGTAGTAATACGGGTGAGGCAACAAAGATAAGACTTAGGGAGTGCGACTGAAGGCAACGCACGGGGGGCTACAGCACTAGGTCTAATCACACACAACAATAGATGTAACATAAAACAAAACAACCGGGACAAACATGACAACAAACAACACCACACACAAACCGAAAGCAAGCGCGACAGCGCGCGCTAGCAACTAATGCCACCACGCAGACGCACACACAACGCCGCACAACTAGGGCACTACACACAAAACAGTCGAGCACGCAACACAGCAGAGTTCAAACGAAACAGACGCACCCTATTAGCCGGGCATCCCCCATGCCACTGGTGCGGTACACGCGAGGCAACCACAGCAGATCACCTAACAGAGATAGACAGATGGCCAGCCAACACAAAAGGCATAAACGCATTAGACAATCTGGTCGCAGCATGCAAAAAATGCAACAGCAGTCGCGGCGCTCGATACGGCAACCTAAAACGACAGCACATATACGAGACACCACCAACAATAAACGCAAACACAAATGTATTAAATACATCAAACAGTATTTTTATACACAATACAGACGCCCCCGACTCGCCCAAAGCCTTATTCCATAAGGGTTTGCCGAGATTAGAGCCAACTAGCGCTGACCAAATCATGCATACTTATACAGCGCCATATCAGCCAAGATTAGAAACTGCGGTTGAGCGTGATGGCACATTTCTTGCAGACGGTGTTGCTAAATGGGCGCAAGATTATTTGCAGTGCGACTTAATGCAATGGCAACGGCATTGTGTTGGCGGTGTGCTTGCGCACGATGAGCACGGCGATCTGTTGCACCGGCAGGCGCTGGTGTCGGTCGCTCGACAAAACGGCAAGTCAAAATTGTTGGAGGCCCTAGTTGGTTTTTGGTGTACTGAGATGCCTAAGTTGCGTGGCGAGCCGCAAACTATTATCACTACGGCGCACAAACTCGACTTAGCGATAGAACTGTTTGGCAAAATTGCACCAGTGTTAGAGCAACATTTTGGCGCGATCTTGACTTGGGCTGTTGGTCGCAACGAGGCTAATTTGCCAGACGGCACACGCTGGCTTGTGCGCGCTGCGACACCTACATCGTTCCACGGGCTAACGGCTGATCTAGTGTGCATAGACGAATTGTGGGCGGTGTCACCAGATGCCGTGTCAATCGGTTTGTTGCCTACTATGCGTACACGCCGATCACCTATGTTGTTTATGACAAGCACTAGTGGCGACGAGTCAAGCAAAGAAATGTTGCGGTGGCGTGAGCAAGGCTTGCGCGCAATAGACGACGACAAAAAAGGGTCGCTATATTTTGCCGAATTTAGCCCAGCGTCAACTACAGACCCAATGACGGTAGAGGCATGGCTGCAAGCCAATCCTGCAATCGGTCACACACTGACCGTAGATGTGTTAGCGGCCGAGGCTGAGCAACCTAATCGCAATGCGTTTCTACGGTCGTCAGTAAATTTGTGGACAGCAAGCGCGCACGGCTGGCTACAGC